TCTAATGAATTATGTGATTATAATCCATATCAATTTAAAAATAGTGTATTATCAAAATATGGCCTTTTACCAAGAAGAAATAATTGTTATTCAATCGCCCGATTATCAGGATTAATAAAAAATAATCATAGATATTTAATAAACTCTTTACAATATCGTTTAGCACCTTATGGTTTTGGCGCACCATTTGTGGGCGGCATACCAATATTTGGCAAACCGGTAACGTTAACAATGGTTGGTGGTGGACAATCTATTTTAAATGATTATTCAGCTGCAAGTACAATATTAAATGAAACATTTAGTAGTCAATTATCTTTATTAAATAGTAAAAATAAACAATTAGGTGAAGCCGATAAAGCAAAAATAGAAAGCTTATTAAAAGATTTAGAACGATCAGAAACCAAATTAATTAAAGTAATTAAAACATTAGAACGTTATTTTGAAATTCAAGATTTTTATAAAGGTTATGATCCAAAAAATATATTATCAATGGACCATATTAAACAGTTTGTTGATAGTAAAAATAAATATTTAACTAAAGTAAATAATAAACAAGACAATTTATTGAGTGTTTTAAGCACAATCGCGGATAATATGTAAACCTAAAAATTTTAAGTATTATAAACAAAAAATATTTTTAATAAAATTATTTAATTTTATTAAAAAAAATTAAATTGTAGAAAGTATTAAAGAAAAAATATTATATATTATATATTTAATATGGGCATTGGTTTATTATCATTAGTATCAGTTGGAAAAGAAAATATATATTTATCAACTCAACCAGAAATAACTTTTTTTAAAATTGCATATAAAAGATATACAAATTTTTCAACTGAAATGATTGCACAATATTTTAAAACTATACCAGATTTTAGTCGTCGTGTTACAGTAAATATTTCAAAAAATGCAGATTTATTAGGTAAATGTTATTTGTTTGTAAAATTACCTGATATTATTACAAGTAACCATTCAGTATTACCAAATGGAATTAAACAATTTGCATGGAATAAAAAAGTAGGATTATCTATTATTAGATATATAGATTTAGAAATAGGAGGTGTTTTAATAGAAAGAAATTATAATGATTGGTTAAATATATGGTATGAATTAACAATATCAATTGGAAAAAAAACTGCTTATGATAAATTAATTGGTAATATTGAATTATTATATAATTTTAGTAATGGTAAAAAAACATTTGGATTATATATTCCTTTAAATTTTTGGTTTTGTCAAGATTCAGGGTTATCATTACCATTAGTATCAATGATACATAATGATATTAAAATACATGTTGAATTTAATGATTTTAGTATTTGTTTTCGTGAATCACCAACACATTATATAAATATAATTGAACCATTTTGTTTATTTAAAGTTGGTGAATTAATAAATCAAAATATTGATGGATTATTAGTAATTGCGGAATTTGTGTATTTTGATTATCAAAATCAAAATATTTATTATAATAAAATTAAATCAGATTTTCAAATACCTAATGTTGATAATAATATTAGATATGTAATTACGGGTACACAATCATTATTTGAAGCAAATATTAAATCAAATACTAATGTTATTCAAGATGAAAATTATTTTAGATTTAATACACCATCATTACTTGATGCATATTTATTAGTAAATTATATTTACTTGGATAATGAAGAAAGATTTAATTTTATTAATAATTCTCATCAATATTTAATTACAACTATACAAAATATACAAGAAACAGTTGCTTATAGTACTAATATTGGATATAAAATTCCTTTTATAAATTCAAATAAAATAATTTTTTGGAGATGTCAATTAATCTCAAATTATATATCAAATGATTTATTTAATTATTCTTTATTTCCAATTGGAACAAATAATGATTCAATTATTGATAAAGAAGTATTAATATTTAATTCAATTGAACGAATGCAATTAAATAATAATATACATTATACAAATTTACAAATATATTTAAATAAATATTGTTCATCACAAAGTGGTATTAATATGTTTTCATTTTGTTTAAATCCAATTGAATATCAACCTTCGGGGTCTATTAATTTTTCACAAATTGATGATATATATATTCAATTTACTTTAAATAAAAATATAAATTATCAAAATACAGTTGGAATTAGAGCATATGGATTACAATATAATATATTTAAAATTAATAATGGGCTGGGTGGATTAGCATTTTTTTTATAAATTATTTATTTTAACTTAAAAATAAATAATTATTAATAATTAATGTTTTTAGTTGATAAATATTATGAATTATCAAATAATATAGTTTATAAACATAATATTATTGAAAAAGTAATTGATAGTTTTAATGCGCATAATATAATATATGAAAATGTTAATGAAATTATTAATAAACCATATGATGAATTTATTAAAATTATTAATGATTTAGAAATTGGAATATGGAAATATTCAAATTTTCAACATTTAATTGTATATGGTTCAATTAATAGTAATAAAGAATATTTAATTAATTTATTATTAGAAAAAATTTATGGTAAACATTGTATTGATGTTAAAGATGTTGAATATTATATTAATGGTTATGGAAATACTAAAACTAAAGTTATTATTAAACAAAGTAAATATCATATTGTTATTGAACCTAATTCTAATGGATTTGATAAATATTTAATACAAGAAATTATACAAAATTATGCTAAAACAGAACCATTAAATATTTTAAAATATAAAAAATTATTTAAAATTGTTGTTATTAATAAATTAGATAATTTATCTTATTATGCACAAGCTTCTTTAAGAAGAACAATGGAAAAATATTCTGATATTTGTAAATTTATTTTTATTTGTGACCAATTATCAAAAATTATTGAACCAATTAGAAGTAGATGTATTTTATTAAGAGCACCATTACCTACTAATGAACAAATATTAGAAATATTAATAACAATATCAGATTTAGAAAAAATTAAAATTTCTTTATATGAATTTAATGAAATTATTAATTTATCAGAAAATAAATTAAATTTAGCTTTATGGTTATTAGAATTAAAAAAAATTGGATTAAAATATGAAAAAACATGGGATGATTTAATTGAAAAAATAGTTATAATTATATTAAATAATAATAATTATAATTGTAAAAAATTTAATTCGGTTATTAAAAAAATAAGAAAAATTTTTTATAATTTATTTATTACTAATATTCCAACACAAACTATTATTAGAAATATTATGATTAAATTATTAAAAAATATTAGTAATTTACAATTAAAAATTAATATTATTGAAATTACATCCATTTTTGAACAACGATTATCACAAGGTACACGACATATTATACATATTGAAGCATATATTATTAGATTATTTTATTTATTTACAATGTTTAATGAGGGTAAAGAATATAAATATAATTTAGATCAGTTAGAACTATAAAAATTGAAATTTTAAATATTTATTTTATTTAAATATAAAATAAAAATATAAAATATAAAATATGGATACACGATATTATAACGAAGATATTGATTTTGAGTATTCACACACTTTACCACCGGGTGTCTATCTTATTGGTGATGTTATTGCTTTTGATAATAGACAATTGTCAATTAATAATATTGGTAATCGTCTCAATGTAGATACAACAAATAGTGATGAACTGTCTGATTTTCAAGAGGAACTTTATAATTTAAAATATTTTAATGATGAACATGATGACATTAAACATGTTTCTAAAATTAATAAATTTGGTGATTTTTATTATGCTGTTGGTGCAATTAAACCACATTCTGATATTATAAATGGAGTATTATTTAAAAAATCAAATGGATATGATTATAACATTGACACAGGTTTTATTTTTGGTATTGCTAATTGTTCTTTACTTTTTAAACAACTTGACATTACTGTTTTCCCATATCAATTATATGATGGTGGTACTTTACATAAATTTGACACTAATGTTACATTTACATGGAACCGTGGTGTATTTACTTTTGAAAGTTTAAATTTTAATTTGGTTATTGATACACAAATTAATATTGATGACGAAGAAGCATCAGGTGTTGATACAGATGATGAAATTGAAGAATAAAATTATAAAAAAATTGAAAAAATAATTATATATTAAATACAATTATTAAATTCAATTAAAATATTATAATGGAATATAAATTTGGTTCTGACACATCGATTAGTAAAAGATCTGGTGAATTTGGTTATCCGCCACTAATGGAGCCTAATGTTCAACATGAATTTTATGATAATAGCATTGAATATTGTTTATTAAGTGAAAAATTGATTAAAATATTTATTATTAAAGTTCCTAACTTTGAATGGCCAACGTTAAGAACTTTTACTTTTCAATATTTAAATTATTATGCGTCACTTCGTGTTATTCGTTATGCATTAACTTATATTGACAAATATATGATTGAAGATCTTAAACCAATTTTAAATGTGGTTAATTCTATTTCATTTGAGGAAATGGAAAATGCTATGAAATTGATTGAGAATGAAATGAAAATGATTGATTAAAAAAAAATGTATAACTTTTAATTGAAAATTTTTAACCAATTTTAATTGTTTTATATTTAATGAAATTGGTACAAAATAAATTTTGCAATATATTTTTATAACCATTTTTTTTAATATATGGCGCAGGATATTTTTTATTATAAAGATTAATTTATATATTAATGGTTAAAAAATATTATTATAAAATTAATAAGTTTTAATTAATTATAT